TCAGCACCACCAGTATCATTTACACTATAATTAGAACCACTACCTGCACCAACAACAAAACGATTTCTTAAATCGGGTGTATTATTATTACCATCACAAAGAGCATAACCAGTAGGAATTGCATTTGCAGCACCAGACCACATGATAATACCACCAGAGGGAACAATACCACCAGCTGTTCCATCTATTTTCAATAAATTAGTGCTTGGATTGTAGGTAAAATCACTATCTACACGATTTGGTTGATTACCACTACTTGCACCAAAGAATGATACAAATTGATCTGCATTTGTACTATTTAAATTGACTCCCACATTAATTGAATTATTAACACTTGTTGTGTTTGCATCAATCCAATCTACACCATTACCAGTGGATGAAAGTATCTGACCTGATGTNCCAGTCTCTGAATTTACATCTCTAAATCTACCAGTTACATAAATGTCACCACTGGTAGTAACAATACCAGTAATATTCACATTACGTGCGTTTAATTCATCAAGACTAACATCCCCAACAATCGCTGCATTTCCTGTAAGATTTAAATCACCCGAAAGAGTTACACTCTTTTGAAAGAATGATGGTTCTTTAACATCAATTGATCTTATCTTTAAATCGTCATTATCGAAAGGATAATTTAATTTACTAAAAATCCAGACATTCTCAAAAACGGAATCACCAGATTGAGATTGATTGCCGAGATCGGGGGAATTTGGAAATTGTGACATTAGAAATCTCCCAAAGTAAGATTTCGTAATCCGAAACCTACTTTATATTGACCAGGAATAAATGCAGCCTTAGCTAAACCATTCATTACTTTATGATGTGATGCTTTCAGAAAAATATTGCCACTTTCTTTTGTTATCTTCGTTGCACCTGTAATCTTAACTTCTTTTGATCCATTTATTTCAATTTTTCTTGCAAGAATTTGTGCGTCTGCTGTTGTTTTATTTGCATTACCAAGTGTGATATGTTTACCCTGTAATAGTAATTCATTTGTTGCATCTAAAACTATGTTTTTACCTTTGATTCTGATCCAACCTGAATTAGAATTTAAACAAACATCACCATGATGTGCCATGGCGAGAAAACTTACATCACCCTTTTTATTTTTTTTACCTGTTTGAATTTCAAGTCCTTTGCTTGCAGCCATGGTTGCTAATCCACTCTCATGCAATGCTTGTTGCCATGTAGAACCTTTCTTAGTTATAGAGTAAAGTTGATAAGCAAATCCACCACCCACACCAACAGGACCATTAGTTTCTATAACAAGATTAGGACCAAAGGAGTCTAAAACTCTGGCTTCATTTGACATTAGTATCCTCCTCCATATCCACCACCACCACTACTTGGTGGTGAACTTGGTGGTGAACTTGGTGGTGAACTTGGTGGTGAACTTGGTGGTGGTGTACTTGGTGGTGTGCTTGATGGTGTATCATCTATTTGACTTTGTGTTTCACTCTCAGTTATTAGTTCACTTATAGTTCTGGTTCTAATTCGTGTCGATCCTATATTTGATGATGGAGATCCTCCTCTCAAACTTTCTTGTGGAGTATCATATATTGAAGCATGAGCTCTGGTGGTATGTGCTATACCAACCATCTTCTGTCCTGTTTCTGGATGAACGTGGAAAGGACCATTATATTCTTTACCATTTACGTATCCGACTATATTTCCTCGTGGAGTAATACAATCAATAACAGTTATTACCTCCATTTGTTTAGGTTTACGTGTCATCACAGGAGTTAATATTGCACCACTACCCGTTGGACTCTGAACAATAACGGGTGGTAAAGTTTGATATGCCTTATTATTTGTACATACTTTTGTAATTGTACCATTCTCGTCAAGTCCACAAATTTCAAAATCTTCTATTGTATCATCCATCGTATAACCAGAACCACCGTCTTCAACAACAACTTCATCAACAAACACATCTTCTGGTGCTTCTACTGGATAGTTTTCACCCTCTGATATAATTAGAACCTTAGTTAATTGACCATAAGTTGGTGAATTTGGATCTTTATCTATCACAGCACGACCATAAGCACCATATCCTTGTTTACAATTATCCTCAAAACGCACAAGAGGTTCTTGCGTATATCCCTCACCAGGATATGTAATGTCTACACCGATTATACCACCAGTTTGTTTAATATCCTCAATTATACTTCCACCAACCTGTGTTTTGACATAATCTACTTGATCTACCCTTGTTGAAGGATCATATTTTTTCTCTTTAATTAATTTTGATGTTGCAACAATTTCCTCTTTTGTAAATTTTCTAGCTCCCGCTTCGGGACTAAAACCTTTAGCTTTTCTTGGATAATTTCCATTCGCTAACAATACATGATAATAAGTAGTAGTTTGAGCTCCTCTTGTATGTTTCGTTACATAATAGTCACCTATTCTTGCGAATTTCTTAGTGCCTGTGACCTGTTTATACTCTGTTTTTGATATAGTTTTGTCTAATTCCTGAATAAAATTACCTAAAATGACATCACCGACAGCACCTTCTCCATTTCCACCAAAGATACTTACCTTTGGTATACCACATTTAAATACATTACCTGAATTACAATCTGCCTCCTCACGATCTATATCACCTCTCTTTGCGGCGGTTCCACCAAGATCTTCTTTTATAATTGCACCTGGTTCCATACCTTTCACAGTATGTTGTTGTCTTTCAAGTTCTTTTATTTGAGTTTCTAAGTCTTTTATCTGATCATCAACCGATGGATTTGCTTTAAAATAATTTTTAATGGTTTTAGATGCTTGTTCAAGTTCTGATCTTGGAATTTCTTTACCTCTCGTAGTCCTTCCTCTTTGGATAGATCCAAATTCTTTTAGAATCATTTTAAAGTCTCTCTGTGCAGTTGGATACCAATCACCTACCCTTACACGAGTTACGAAATTTTGTGAAGCAAGAACCTCTGATCCAGTTGAATATTTAGGTTTCGTATCATTAACTTTTTTTAATTTTTCTTCTAATATTTCAAGTTCTTTTTCAATTTCCTTTAATCTATCTTCTCTTGTAGTTTCTCTTTTACCACCAAATATTTTCCAGTTTCCAACATCTGATGTTAATCCATCAAGATTATCACCTGCTTTTTCTATTTTTTCTGTGAATTTATTAAGTCCTTTTGATATAAAGTTTTGTTTATCTGCATCATCTTTTTTACTTTCTGGTCCTGTAAATAAATCATAGGTTTCAACAACATGACACTCTGCACTACTCTCATCATCAGCACAGTTAATCAATCCTTGAATTTTACCAAGAATATTCAAACCACCGAGAAGAAAACCCTTAACTGATCCAAATCCTTTTCCAACTATACTTAACATAGAATTGATTGGAGCCATTAATGGTTCAATAATTCCACTCACCATGTTTGTGATTTTGCCCATGAGAGCACCGACAAAATCTTGAACAGCACATTCAATCGGATTTGTAAATGCACCTTTGATCATATTACCCAACATGTTCCTTATTGTATTTTTCATTGCCTTCTTAATTGTAGAGCCAAGGCAACCAAAAGTATTAAAGAGTCCGTTGAGAGGTGACATCATTGCATTTTCAAATGCACTGTTTTGTGCTAAACCAGCAAAAGGGAGACTGAACTTGTTAAGAAGGAAGTTTTTTGCAGCCTGCATTCCCTCCTGAACAAAACCAACCACACTTTCTTCCAAAAAATCAGTCATAGCTGTGGTAAGTCCTTCCATGCTATCAGCGATGTCAGATACAGTTTCTTCTAATTCATCAACAAATTCAAAAGCGTCACCTAACCCCTCAGAGATCTTGTTTAGAAACTTATTCAATGAATTAGTTACATCACCAGTCGCATCTGTTGAGGTACATTTAAGTGAATTTGCTAGAGTTATTGCTGTCATATTATATAATAACTGTATTATTTATGATGAAACTACTGGGATTTTTGGTGGAAACAATATTTGAATTACATCTAATCCACTACCACCTGCTGCAATTTTTTGAGTAGCTGTATCTGTAAGAGATGCAGAGAAAAGATTTTGTGTTCTTGCTTGGTCAATCGCAGCGACTATTTGGGTGTCAGTGTAATTGTAATCAGCGGAGGGTGGGTTTGTTTTACCACTCAATATTGTTTTAACTTGTCCTTTTGTGATTGGATCTCCTTCTTTCCACTCTTTTGACGGGTCTGTGGTTGGTGGTGTTAATGTAGTTTCTAAATTATCAATAACCTTATCATCTTTAGGATCAACTCCGACTGTGCTTANTAGTGGTGATGGATCAGGTCTGTTAGATAGGTTTTGTTCTTTTGGATCTAANGCAGTAACACCTGGTGTATTAGGTCCTTTCTGCTCATTAAACTCACCACTTAGAGTCTTATTTGGTTCACCAAGAGATCCATAAAAACCAGAAAGATTTTTAAAATTACCATCACCAGAACCTTGACTTGCTGTTCTTGGGAATACACCCAATATCATAGTTGGTGCACCTGCACCACCACCACGAACACCATAAACAAAATCACCCTGACTAATTCTAACTGATCTCATTTTAAACGCACCACCAGAACCAGCAGTGGTAGGAAGTAAAACATAAGCATAGGATAATTGATCGTCAGTAATTTGATCAGTGTTTGTATTATCACCCATGATTCTAACTTTATATCTCCAACCCCAACCACCTTCTATTTGATCTTTCTGTGAACCAAAAGACACAACAGTACCAACCCAAGATTCAAGTGGGGTTTTTCCATATATTGATTTACTATTCGTTTTAGTAAATGGTGTATCTCTTGGTGAACTCATTTGTTACTGGTATATAATCCGTAAGTATCACGGGCAAGGGTCAATTTTGTATATGAATGTTTGGGACTAAATTGATGATGAAGATGTAAAATTAGATAAAAACCACTACGAGTTGGATTCTCCCTTTGATTTGTTTTATTTCCACTCGTAACATTCTCAATCAAAAGTTTGATCACGGTACCAACCGTAAGTCTAGTATTGCATGGAATTGTAATATCAACTATTTGTGAATGTAACATTGCATATCTCATGTTTGCTTGTGGTTCATATTCAGCTGGATTGTTAGTAATTTTTGTGCTAACTCCCTCATCAAGACTGCCTGGTGTTAAGACATAACTATAAGTTCGAGCATAATTTGATGCAGTTGTTTCATTTTGATTTGGTTTGATAGATGGTTTATTACCAAGATAAGTAGAATTTTTATCAAGGAGATTTACTACATTGTCGGTAAACTGACCTGTCAATAAATTTTTAGTTTGTATACGAACATTATAAACACCAGTTTTGAGAGCAGTGAGAAGATTTTGATCTCTCTTGATAATTGGCATCCCCACCACCTTGTAATTATCCTCTGCACTTGGATCTGTTCTATTATTATTAAAGTAAGTATACGTACGGTCAGTGCTATTATTCTTATAATCCTCCATACCTTGTTTAATTAGACCCTCAATTGATCTAAAATTAAATCCTTCCTGAGTTTCGTAGAAGAAAAAACCAGGTGCACCTGTGACTGGTTTTGTTTTCTTTGATAAATGAAATATTATATCAATGGGAGTTTCATTTTTCCCCTCTACTTTATCTAATGTGCTAGATTTTTCTATATTTTTATCAAGAAAAGGTAAATTATTTTCTTTTAGTATCTTTTTAACTGCTTCATCTATGGTTCCAATTCCATAATAACTTAGTCTTGGTTTACTTGCAGTATCAATTGAATATTTGGATACTAACGGTAAAGTAAGAACTTGTCTTTGATTTTGATCTAATGTAATTGGAGAACCAGTGATAACCATTGGTTCCTTTGCTTTTAATGTTCCACTTTCGTTTACAATTTCAAAAGTTATAAATTCTGTGCCATCACCGACTATTGGAAAAGAATCTCTAATAGTGCCCAAGTTATCTCTTTCATCTGTTGCAGAATCACCAGTATCAACTATGGTAGCTTGTGCAGTGATCATTGGAGAATAAAGGCTTTCATAATAATCAAATCTAACTGTTCTTCCTTCAAGTTGTGCAGTTTTTGTATTATAAGAATCTGTATCTACTGCCTCAACAGATTGAGCGAAAATCCCCTCTGTCGCATTAGACTTATCAATGCGAAGAGTTTTATAATTTGAAGGACCTGCGAATGACATACTAATCTACAAGAACTTTTTGACTTATAACAATAACGTCTTTTCCATCCATGACTTTATCTTCAAATGTCAAATCAGAGCGACCAAAAGTATCTTCAATCCTATTTATTATCATTTTCTTATCAAATGGTATTAGTTCTTTTGGTCTAAGTTGATAATCTCTTACCAAAGCTGACTCAGTATCAATAAATTCTTCCGATACCTTTTCATAATTTTTTTGTATTTTATTATCTCTCTTTAAAGCACCAAATCCTGTTTTATTTGGTTTTTTAAATTTACTGTCTACGTCATCAGTATTATCATCGTCTTTTATTTCTTCTTCTGGTCCACCACTCGGTGTTATATTATCAGAATTATCTAAATCTTTAAAACTTTTTTCTAAATCAGTAAATTCTTTATTTGCTTCCTCAGCTGAATCATTTACACCTGCTATTGTCTTGTCAGCAATTGCATTTGTTTTATCAAAACCACCAAAAAAACCTTTTATTGCATCAACCATCCCTATAAAGAAGTTGCCAACTTTTGTAGATTTTTCCTTTGTTTTTTCTAAATCTTTATCTACTTGTTGTTCTCTTTGAGGTATCATATTTATTAGTGCACCAAGTAAAAATAAAGATGCAAAAGATATTACCTTACTAAAAATATCACCAGGTGTTTTTAATACATTAGAAGTTATGTTGCCTATTGATTTACCAAAACTTGAAGTAGTGGCTTTTAATTTTGCTCTTCTTTCTTTTCTCTCTGCTACATTTCTTGATATTCTTTTTCTTTTATCAGATATAGATTTTAATTGTGAATTAAATCTATTAAATGAACCTCTTATTTTTTCTGCAAGAGAATTTAATTCTTTTGCCCTATCTTCAACTGCCATTATACTTTCTCTCCTAACTCGTTCATTATACTAAATTCAGCGATGAAACGATTGAGACCATGTGTTGATCCAATATCTGGATTTTCTGATAATGTACTATCACCTGGTTTTGTTTGTGGTATTGGTTTCTTATTTCTCTGATCAAGCATTGGCAATTCCATGAATGTTATATTTGATGCACCACTTTCAGTTTTTAATTTTCTTTCTACTTGTTTACCAGTTAAAACATTGCCAGGTACAAGAGGTTGGAAGTATTCAACTCCCTCTGTATCTGCATTTTCATTAACCTTATAAGTTTTGCCTGTTGAAACAGAACCACCAATAGCTCTCTTATCATTTTTCGGATTATCAAATCTCTTCTTCTCTAATATTGAGTCCTTCAAGAATGGTGCATTGAATTCTCTTGCAATATCAAGAGCTGCAAAACCCCAACCAACAAATGGGATGGCACTACCTAATGATAAGAAACCACCTGCTATATCTCCCTGACTAAATCTATAAATTGCGACACCAATATCAACTATATCACCAAGCACTGGTATTGCACCAAATGCTTTTAAACCAGTTTTTTTAGCAATTTTTGTACCAACCTTACCCAATAAAAATTTTGTTGGAGTCTTATTTACCATTTTCTTCCCAGCTCTCAATAAGTTAGGAACAATGTTTTTTAGGAATTTTTTAGGATTTTTTAAAAATTTAAATATTGTCCCTAAAAAGTTTTTCAACGCACCAAACGTTCCAGAAATGGCTTTGTTAATGATGAATAATGTTCCACCCAGAGCTCCTAACGCAATGAGAGGTTTATCTTGTATAGATTTGAGAATACCTTTAAATCTTTCCATATTCTTAGGATCCATCAACCATGTCAATGCTGCATTAACACCAACACCTGCTAAGAATAACTTTCCAAAATTTAATAATTTATCTAAAATACTTGAAAATGGTTTGACTATAGTACTACCTATGGAAGTTGCTATCTTACCTATCTTTTTAGTCTCTATTCTCCCCTCTTTATCTTCACGTTTTCGATCTAATTTATCTTGTCTTTCTTTTGAGAGTAAAAGTTTTTCAGTTTTTATTCTATTGCTAAAATCTTTTTCTAATTGTCTAGCTACATCTGCTAATATTAAATTTGTATTGATTAATGACTCTTCTAATACATTTACCTTCGGTGTTATCTTTTCTCCAATCTCAACTCTTTGTGCTTTAAATATATTTTTTAATGTAGTAATCTTCTTTTCATTATTGGCGACTCTTCCTTCAAGACCACCTGCTCCAATCTTAAAGGTGCTCCTGTTTATTTTTGGTCCGCCACTCATAGCAGACATTTTGTTTTCAAAATTTTCAAAGACGGGAGATGATTTATCCATTTCTTTGTTGTGCTTTTAAGTTTTCCTCTTCAATATGTTGTTGCAACAATGATATATATATCTCTCTTTCCCAAGGGATCATATTTTCAATCTCAGTTAAAGAGTATTTATGATGCTGAATCAAGGCAAAGTTTGTCTTATAGTATGACTCAAGATTCGTATGAGTCATACCTAGTTGAAAAAAGCTGCCAGTCCCTCCAATAATACAGTTGATTCTACGTCTGTTTTAGGATTTTTTACTTTTATCTTATGTGACAACTTAGGCATTGTGTCAAAGAAATTTTCAATTAATTTAAATTGTTTAGTATTTAACTGATCAATAAAATCTTCAAGTTCCTTTTTTGATGACTCAGATGCATTCCAACTCTCTTCTTCATTATAAATCATATCAATAGACGATATAACTACATCCATTGTATTACTAACAGTTTCAACACCTGCTTCAAAATTACTTTCTATGAATTGTTTCATAGATGGATATTTTAGTTTTAGTGATAGATTGTTATCAAGTTTAACAATATTTGTATGAGACTTATCTTTTTTGACCTTTATTGAGTCAAGATCTATTGAAACCTCAACACTTGTTTTCTCATCATCAGGACAAATCAAATTTAAAGAAATTGTCTCACCAACAGATTTTGATCTGACATTTAAAAATAGATATTCAATATCAAAAGTTGCAAGTTCATTTAGTTTGACACCTCTTGTCATAATACATGCAGTCAATATTTGAATGATTGCTGATGTAATCTGTTTCTGATCCTCAGTTTCAAGTGCCATGATGAGAATTTTTTCCTCACGCACCAAAAATGGTCTATACTTTATTTTCTTTCCGTTAGATGGTAAGGTCAATTCATACGTCGGAGTATTAATCTTAGGTAATGGCATAATGTTTCAATTCATTAAAATTATTTATATGGGTATTTAACCTCTTACTATATAGCGGTCATAATTGAAAGATACGGTAACTTTTAATATATCAGCAGGTCCGTAACTTACTGGAACTGATGACATACTTTTTGGAAATGCATTAATAAACTGATATCTCATCGTTCTCTTGTAATTTTTTTCAAATTTATTGATATACAATGTATTACACTTATAAGAATCAGGGTATCTCATTCTACGATAGTATGATTTTGTTGCTTGTTCCATTAANGGATTTGCACCACTTGAAATATACTCCATCCATCCCTCAAAAATTTTAAGTAAAGTATATTCTTCATCNACATAAAAGGTAAAATCAATATCTGTATATACTCTCGTATGTGCATATTGTTGAGGTATGCCCATGAAATTATCTTTTACCTCTGCTGTTGCATATGAAGTTGTTGGTAAACTTGCATCATTACATAATATACCACTTCTCTCAGATAAAAATCTCCTCACATCTGATGCATTTGTAAATGATTGTAGATATGATTCAACCTCTGGTGTCAATGATGATATTGTCACTAAAAAATGGTTTGTTTGTGCCAAAGGTCCCATCAGACGATTGGCTATTCCCATATTATATGCTTTTATTAGTGTTTCTGCCACTCTAAATAAGTATGATTGTTATTTCTATTTATGTCATATAAAGGAAAATATTATCCTTCTTACCCCAGAAAGTATAAAGGTGATCCTACAAACATCATTTATAGGTCACTTTGGGAAAGAAAATTCATGGTTTATTGTGATAAAAATGATAAAATACTTGAATGGGGAAGTGAAGAAATTGCACTACCCTACCGATCTCCTGTTGATAATCGAGTTCATAGATACTTTCCTGACTTTTACATCAAAGTTCAAGAAAACACTGGTCACATTAAGACATATCTAATAGAAGTAAAACCACTTAAACAAACACAAAAACCAAAAAAACCCAAAAGACAGACCAAGAATTATTTAAGAGAAGTATATGAATACGCTAAGAATCAAGCAAAGTGGAGAGCAGCAACAGAGTTTTGTGAGGATCGTTTGTGGGAATTTAAAGTGATGACTGAAAAAGAACTGGGAATCAAATGAGTCGTATTGCACCAATAGTGGATGGTCTTCTTGGAACAGAAGATGCTGATGATCTCATGATTGAAATCATGGATGTCTTAGGTGAAAGTCAAGAATCAATACCCGAAATAGGTAAGATATATGTATTTGTATACCAACCAAAAACACCTGGTCGATATGATCAAAATCCATTAGTCGCAGTCACTAATATATTTGAATGGGGTTTCAAAGGAGTAAACTTTCATTGGGGTCAATCTCGTTCATATACCTTCCAAGAGGTAGTGGGTCAACTCTATCAAGTCACAAATGAGGAGTTACAAGACCTAAATACAATACCGTTTGCAAAATTTCGTATAAATAATTAAAAATAGGTCGATATGCCACATAAAGCTTCACATGTTAGAGGTGCAAGTGTAAAAACACTTGCAAAAAGAAAAAAGGAAATACAAGCAATCGCTGATGATAGTGGAATTAGTTTTGCAGAAGCAGAGAGAATATATGAATCTTCTTCAGAATTTGGTAGTGAAGGAAATGTCACCATTATTGGTGGTAATAATGCTGATAATTTAACAGAAAAAAAGATTGTTATAGGTCAGATAAACAGAAATAAAAAAGAGTATAAAACTGTATTAGAGGATGATGCTGGTCTTTTATATGAATTAGATGGAGTAACACCTTATGTACCTGCAGGTTCAAATGAAAACTCAGAAGTAGTAGAAGAAAACAAAAATAATACTGGCACTAATCTAAAAGATATAAAAAGAAAGAGACTCGCAAAATATGGTAGAAAAAAACAAGGTGGTGTATTAAGATACCCAGCTGAATTACTCACAGAACATGCCGATTACTTACAGATAGATATTGAAAGATATGAAGCAATCGGTAGTTCTTATGTAAATCGTGCAGGTGGTAATGATCGTTATGTCGCTGGTAATATTGTCACAAATCGTGCTGGAAGAACCAATAGCACTAGATTATCTCGTAAACCATTAATTAATGCAGGTACAATATTACTTCCAATACCAGCACAATTACAAGATAGTAACAACGTTGTCTATGGAGACTCAAAATTAAATGGTCTTGCAGCTGCTGGAGTATCAGCCCTCGAAACAACTATGGCAGGTGTAGGAGCACGAATAGCTGGTGAACCAGGTTTTGACCTTACAGGTGAGGCTGATAAATTTTCAGAAGCTTTAAGAACAGGATTTGGTAATGACAATCAATCAGCATTAACAAATGCTGCTGATCTTGTAACTAAAAAATTAGCGGCAGAAGCAGTTAATATCTTTGGTGCAAATGTAACTCCAAATCAACTATTAGCAAGAGGTAATGGTGAGATATTAAATCCAAATATGGAACTTTTATTCAGTGATGTCACAATTAGAAACTTCCGTTTCTCATTCAAATTAACTCCTCGCAATAAGAGAGAAGCAGAACAAGTTAAATTAATTATAAGAGCATTTAAGAGAAACATGGCTCCACAAGCACAAGGAGGTGTAGCAAATGGTAGTCAGTTCTTCCTTAGAACACCAAACATATTTAAATTAAGATATCGTAGCGGAAATAAAGATCATCCTTTCTTACATAAATTTAAACAATGTTTCTTAACTGATATGCAAACAACATACACAGCTGATGGTGTATATTCAACTTATGAAGATGGAACTCCTGTATCAATGCAGATGGATTTATCATTCAAGGAGTTACAACCAATTTACGATATTGATTATGATGTAAAACCAGGCAGTAGGGCAGTAGGTTACTAATGGGATATTTCAGAGAACTACCTAATTTAAGATACCCTTCTTTTTTAAAAGAAAAAAAATCTTCACTTGATTATATTGAAGTGAAGAATGTTTTTCGTAGAATTAAATTAAGAGATGATTTACAGAATAATTTTACTGTATTTGAAAAATACGAAATAGGAGAGGGTACAAGACCTGATACTCTCGCAGAGGAATTATATGGTAATCCAGAATTTGATTGGATAGTCTTGACAGTGGCAGGTATTCTAAATGTTCGTAATGAATGGCCGTTAAGTAACTATGATTTATATAATTATGCAGAGCAAAAATATGGGGAATCTTTAAATTCAGTAAGATTTTTTGAAACAACAGAAGTCAAAGATAGTAGTGGTAGAATGATACTACCAAAAGGTAAAGTTGTTGATAGTAATTTTACAATACCAAAACCTGGTGAACCAACTGCAACTTTAAATCCTGTTGTCGGAATCAGTAATTATGAATATGAAACTCGTTTAAATGAGGAAAAAAGAAATATTTACATTTTAAGAGAAGAATATATTCAACAATTTTTAACTGATATAAGAGATATTATGACTTATAATGAGTCATCTGAGTTTATAGATGAAAGAACAATACAAACCGAAAATTTCTACATAACACTACCATAAAAAAAGGAGGTCGTTTGACCTCCTGTATGCTTATTCTTCTGCAAGTTTCGCAAAGTACGATAATGCATCATCCTCGTCTTTGTCTACCGTTGAGGTAGTTGGAGGTGCAGATACAGCAGCAGTTACTAACTCTTCTGCTGAACCACGATCATTATCTTCCTCATAGACATCTGGGTCTTGAGCAGGTCTCTTGCTTCCAAGAACATATTCTAATCTCTTCTTGAGATCTTCATATGACTTGAACTGATCGGCAGCAACAATCTCTGCGAGAGAGTATTGTTTCTTCCATAGACCTTCAAGTGCATCGTCATCATCAAGTAATGGAGTTACAGCAGCAAACTCAGAACTATCATAGTTTCTGTATCCTGCTACGTTTTTTGCCTTTAACTTGAAGTT